TCAAACTAAACTGTGTCCAATGTGAACTACTTGCCCAATGATTTGGATATCTTGGGCTTCTTCTGCAGTGATTTTGAATGGGGGGTATTCTTCTTTGTTATCTGATATGAGTTCTACCCCATTCCACAATAATTTTATACGTTTAACCCAAATACTCTCGCCATTCTGAACCAGATAGATCTTTTCGTTTTTAATTTCTTTTTTGCTAAAATCAACCAGTAGTTGATCACCATCAAAAATAGTCGGTTGCATACTATATCCGTTTGCCCAAAATACCCCGCAATGTTGCGGTTTTACGCCTAAACGCTGCAGTAGATTATTATCATAAGGTATTTGACCATCTGGTTGTGTTACTCCTTCGTTAAAGCTACCAAAGCCTGCGGATACTTCAATACTTTCAAAAGTTCGTAGCATAGCAATTCCATCAAACTCAGCAAATTCCTTTTCTAGATATTCAAACGCTTTACTTACTATTCCTTTCTTGTTCGGTTCTTTCCCTGTAGCAAGCCATTCAAGACTGACGTTTGTTACTTCTGCTATTTTTACTAAATTGGAACGAGATGGATCGGCTTCTCCTTTAACCCACCGTGCTAGCGAAGCTTGGGCTACTCCTACTGCTCTCGCAAACTCACTGTAATTCCCCTTAAAGTTAGTATTTGCGATAGATTTCATTCTTTCAGAGAATTTTTCATCGTAAATGTTTGGTTTGCTCATCTTTTACGGTTTCCTTGTTTACAACATTACCGTAAAACATATTTTTAAGTCATTGTTTTCAATATAATTTATGAGTAAACCTAAAAATACTTCAATTATTTTATGTTTTACGGTTGATTTTGGTAAAGTTTTACGGTTTAATACGCACATCAGATACATAAAAGGGAGTGTATTTAATGAGTGTATTAGATAGCACAAAAAAAGCCGCAAAGTGCGATTGGCATCGTGCGGATATTTTAGCTGCATTGCGTAAAAATGGGTGGTCTTTGCGTTCTTTGGCTAAGGAAGGAAACGTTAGCTACAACACCTTAAAATCCGCACTTGATAAACCTTATCCAAAAATGGAACGGCTTATTGCAAATGCCATTGGTGTTGCCCCTGAAGAAATTTGGGTATCACGTTCCAACGAGCGGATTGAACGTAATCGAAGACCAATTTTAACTAATAAGTTTTAATCTTAAAGGAATTTAAACGTAAAAGAAACAAAAAGGATCGTTTATGGGTGAAATTTCTTTAAAAACGCATTATTCCGTTGCTGAATTATTGCAGCTTAACCTTTTAGAGTTACCAAAAGCTCACAAAAATGTTTTGGATAAAGCCAAACGTGAAAACTGGCAATCTCGTAAACGTGTTGGTCGTGGCGGTGGTGTTGAATACGCCCTTTCCTCTCTCCCTCAAGCGGTGCAAGAGGAAATCAGAGATAAATTTGCGACCGCTGTAGTGGCTGACAAGCCGAAAAAATTGCCAGTGTTGAAATCAGTCGTGTTGGAAGACCTCACCGAAAAACAACGCCAAGCGGCAGATGCAAGAATGACGTTAGTCACCTATATCTTAGAGCTAGAACAGGTACAACCGCGTTATAAAGCGATTAAGTTTTTTTGCCAGCAGGCAAAAGCACATCAGTTATCACCTGAATTAATGGCGTTAGTAGCGAAAGCGAATAACAAAAAAGGACAAAGCCGTGTGATTGGTGAACGCACCTTAAATCAATGGGTGTTGGATTATGAAAAAGCGACCACCCCAGAAGAGCGTTTAAAAGCCCTTGCACCTATGCAACGAGTGGCGACTAAAGCGGAAGATATTTGGTATCTCTCTTGGTTTTTAGGGATTTTTAGACAAAAAAACGCCTTAAGCATTGAAGAAAGTTACCGCTATTTTGTGGCGGAATGGCAAGAGCGGTATGCCGAACAACCCGAAATGCAACAGGCATTACCCAGTTTGCACAAAGTGCGTTATGCCTTAGCAAAATTGCCACAGCATATTTTACAGCAGGGGCGATTGACGGGTTCTAAATACAAACAATTATTGCCTTATGTTCAGCGAGATTGGGGGCAATTTGTAGCCAATGACATTTGGATTGGCGATGGACACTCAATGAAATTAAAAGTGGCACATCCAATACACGGGCGACCATTTACCCCTGAATTAACGATGATTGTTGATGGGGCAAGCAGAAAAATTGTGGGGTGGTCACTTGCTTTAGCGGAGAACGCATTTGCTGTACTTGACGCGTTAAGACACGGCATTCAAACCCATGGCTTACCCGCTATTTATTATTCCGATAACGGTGGCGGCGAAAAAAATAAATTGTTGGATGCGGAAGTAACAGGAATATTGCCTCGCTTTGCTATCCATCACGAAACAGGTATTGCTGGCAACCCTCAAGGGCGAGGCATTATTGAACGGTTAAATAAAACAGTGGGGTTACGCATTGCAGAGCGTTTTGAGACTTACTATGGCAAAAATGCTGACCCAGAAGCAACGCGAAAAATGCTGGCGAGACAGTTGGCTTACACCAATAGCAAAGGCGGGGAATTAACTCCAGTACAACGAAAAGCACGAAAAGAATTACCCACTTGGGAAGAACTCAAAGTCGTTATTCAAGAAGTGATTGATTGGTACAACAACGAGCATATTCATAGCTCCATCCGTTGCACTCCAGCCGTGAAATACCAACGCGTTAGTAAGCAAGAGATGATTGTTTATTTAAGTGAATGTGAATTGCGAGATATTCAGCGACCAGCATTTATCCGCACGACACAGAGAGGCTTAATTGAATGGAATAACCACAAATACTTTCATCTTGATTTGCTTAATTATCAAGGTCAAGAAGTGGTGGTATGCGTGGATATACACGACCCAATGTGGGTGCAAATCCGTACCAAAGATGGACGATTTATCTGTAATGCAGAATTTGAGGGCAATAAACGGGCTGCATTCCCTGTTTCGCTTGTTGAACAAAAACAACGCCAACGGGCAGAGGGAATGAAAAAACGAGCCGAAAATAAAACCCGCTTGGCAGAGGCAGAATTAAACCCTGTTATCACCATAGAACACAAAGAAAGTGCAGATTGGTTACATCAGCTACGTATAAATAAACAAAACGAATGGGAAGAGGCGGAAGAAATCGCCGTATTCCCAAGCGAAATGAAACGTCAATTATTAAAAAGAAAGGTAGGTTAAACAATGAAAGAACAATTACAACGCTATATGCAGACACACGGGCTAACGCAAGGGCAAATTGCAAAAGCCATTGGCAAATCCATCACCACTGTGAGCCAGTATTTAAAAGGCAATTATAACGGGAAAACCGATGAAATTGATGATGCGGTAGCTCGTTTGTTGCAACGTGAAAAAGATAAGGTGGTGGAACGCCGTTTTAATGGGGAATTTGTCAACACTTATGCGGCAGAACGTTGTTTAGATGCTATCTATATTGCCCACGCAGAAAGTGATATTGCGGTGATTACAGGGGCAGCAGGCTTAGGCAAAACCCAAGCGTTAAAACATTATGTGGCACGCAACCCCGAAACCATTTTTGTGGAAGTTGAGCCAAGTTACAGCCCGAAAGTGTTGCTAAAAAATCTATGCCAACAATTAGGGTTAAACGAAAACGGGCTAAACCACGAACTCTTTACGCGTATTACTGAAAAACTCGGTGAGAACCGCTTAATTATTGTAGATGAAGCCGAGCTATTAAGTACGAAAAGTTTGGAATATTTACGCCGTATCCACGATTTAACCAAGTGCGGTGTGGTGTTAGCAGGAATGCCGAGACTGATCGTGAACCTCAAAGGGAAATATGGTGAGTTAGCCCAATTATACAGCCGTGCAGGCGTACATTGCGATTTACAAAACGCCCTAGATAAGGAAGACATTGCCTTACTTGCCCAGCAAGGCTTAGGCACAGACGAATTTAACGACTTGCTTTACAAAGTAAGCAAAGGCAACGCCAGACGCTTAAACAAGCTAATGCGTGGCGTGATACGTGTGGCGGAAATGCACGGAAAACCGATTAGCGAGGCACTGATTAACCGTTATGCGGAAATGTTGATTAATTAACAAATAATGAGGAGAAAGAAAATGGCAAGAGCAGACATTATTGACACCGCTTATGCGTTACGTCGTGAGGGCGTGGAGATTGTAAAATCAAAAGATGGGCGTTTTCCGAGTTTTTTAATTTTGCGACCAAGTAAACGCCTAATGGCATCCGCTACACAGATTGTAGAAAAGATCAATGGGCAACGCCGTGAGCGGTTTATCACGAAAGTGGGAAATTGTACGGTGTACTGGTTTTGAGGTGAGCAATGGCAAAGTCTCTTGATATTTACGCCGTCTATGAGGGTGAGGATAACTTAGGAGACGGCACAGCGGAACAGTTAGCAAAGCAATTTAACTTAAGTAAAACAACGATTTACCGTTATGCCAAGTTAGGCGATAAAGGAAGTAAGAAAAAACGGTTAATCATCATCAAAATTGATAAAGAGGAAAAAGAAAAATGAAAAAAATTGCCGTAATTTGCACCGCACTTTTGTTGGCGGGGTGCATTGAAAAAGCGCCACTTAATGATATACAGCCAATAAAAAGGTATCAGGTAAGTGCATACGGCGAACTTAAAGAGGTATGTATTGATGGTGTGGTGTATCTACTACTCATAAAGGGTGGTATTACCCCAAAAATCAACGCCAATTATGACGTTTATATCTGTAACCAATCAACTAACCCATAGGAGAAAACAATGAAAACAGTAATTGAAGGTAAAACCTACTGGAAAGATGCAAAAGGCAATCTCACCCCTGAAGAGCTGGTGAAAGACATCGACAAAGAGCGCGATGCACTGGTGCAAGAATGGGTAGAGAAAGCCAAAGCCCTAAATACTGAAATCAGCCGTTTTAAAGGCGGCGTGTTTGGCGATATTCAAGCCTTTGTCGAGCTATCTGCCGAAAAATACGGTGCAAAACTAGGTGGAAATAAAGGCAATATCACGCTCTTTAGCTATGACGGAAAATACAAAATCCAGCGTGCTATTAATGACCATTTGCAATTTGATGAGCGTATTCAGGCAGCGAAAGCCCTGATTGATGAATGCTTAAACGAATGGTCGGAAGGCTCTCGCCCAGAGCTAAAAACCTTAATTGAGCGAGCTTTCAATGTGGACAAAGAAGGCAACCTTAACACAGGGCGTATTTTAGGCTTACGCCGTGTTGAAATCACCGACCCACGTTGGCTAAACGCTATGCAAGCCATTAGCGAAAGCGTGCAAGTGGTGAGTTCTAAAGCCTATGTGCGTATTTATGAACGAGTGGGTGATAGCGATCAGTACCAGCCGATTAGTTTAGATGTGGCGGGGGTGTAACTATGTGGAAACCAAGCAAATCGGATTATGAGAAAGTCAAAAAGTTATTAAAAGTTCACACTTTGTTACCAGAGGAAGAAGAGCAGCTGCATGAAATTCAGTATGCCTATGAAAACCCCGTTGAAATAGATTGGGTTTATAGAGCAACGCTAATGGCACTAGAAGAAAAATATAAAGCTTAATAAAACCCTTTTCAACGCTCTTTAAACCTGCTTTAAGGGGCGTTTATAAAGTGTTTTAACCATCAAAACAGGAGCAAAAAATGGCAAAACAAACCTTTAAAGATGCGGCAGAAATTGCCGAGGAAATCGAACGTGCGGGCGATTACCGCAATGCGGCGAGGTTGTGGGGAGTAGCGGCAACTTTGGCGAATAAAATGGAAAATCAACAATGGTGCGAAAACCGAGCGGATTTTTGTCGCCGAGTAGCAACAAGACCGTTTAAGGGGGAGGAATAACAATGAATTATTACGCAGAAATAGATGCTCAATTGATTTTGAATATTGAAGCTGAAACCAAAGACGATGCGATATGTTATATCCAAGAACGACTAGCAGAAATGAGTGAAAATTACGACATCAAAATGAGATATCGAATTAATTTTGTGAATGAGGAATGCGACGATGAAGAATAAATATCTTGTCAGAGTTTATGGAATGGTTGAAATCACCGTAGAAGCCGAAAGCATTGAGCAGGCAGCGGAAAAATGTGATTTAAACACCTTAGACCTGAATAAATTGCCTCATCAGATTACGGAAATTGACGAGGTTGTGGAGGTTGAAGAACTATGACAAAGCAAAAACAAAGCGAACTTGTGCTCAAGCTGGAAATGATGATCGGACAGCTTCAACAGGCGGTTAGAGCGATTAATACGGGCAACTATATTGCGGCGGGGGTGTATATGGAAATGGTGCAAAACCAACTGCCAAAGGCGAGATGGCAGGTAAGGGGGTAAAGATGAAATCGTTTACATTAGTTTTAACAGCAACCTTTGATTTTTGTGATGATGACGGGGTGAATGATATCGGGTTGAAATGGTCTAGTACAGATGGAAAAGCGTTATCAGATGCCCCAACAGAGCTTGAACCAGTTATTGCGGAATTAATGCGGCACAGTAATTATGCCTTACCTATTTTATCTCCGCTTTTTGAGGAGTTTAGTCAAAACAATGAGCCTGTTACCGCAACAGCCAGTGTGAAATTAAAAAGAGAAAAAGAACATTTAATACTGTCTTTCCCAGAGGTAGAAGAGAAAATGGAAAATGAATATCTCCGCACATTCCTTTTTAAGTTGTTGAGCGACAGAAAAGTCTTTTTGCGTGAAGTGAAAGAGCTTGAAAAGAAGTGGTATTAAAACACATTGAAGCAGTTATGCAAACAATTGATATAACAGAGAGAAATAAGGAGTAAATAATATGCCAAATTGGTGCGTAGGTGATTTAAAAATCAGAGGTGAGGTTGAAAATCTCACTCAATTTTTAACTGAATGTATTGATGACTGTACCGTGCAAGTGAATGGATGTGGTGATCTGGAGATTGAAAATATCGGAGGGCAGCTAATTAAAAATATAGGACGTGTTTATTGCGATAATGGGCGTAATGAAACAATTGAGGGATACGGATCGGCTGAATGCCTTGTTGTCATTATCCCTATCATGGCGGCGTGGTGCTTAGATCCATCTGACATAGCTGAAGTAAGTAAACGTTTTAACGTGGATTTCCGTTTTTACGGTTTTGAGAGAGGAATGGAATTTAATCAAGTGTTAGAGGTGATAAAAGGAAAAATAACCTTGAATAAATACATTGAATTTTTTGATTATGTTTGGGAGTGTCCTTTACCAATGCTTGGTGGATAAAGCTAAAACCCATTTACCGCCCTTTTGCGAGAGGGCGGAATAATGTGTTTTAACCCTATTTTAAAAGGAGTTTAAAAATGAAATGTAAATGCCCTGCGTGCGGGGCAGTGTTGTCGTTAGATGTGTTATTACAGCACGACCAAGCAAGCCAAGCGGTGATGAATGCCTTATCGCTCAATGGCGAGTTTGGGCGGTTGGCGGTGCAGTATTTAGCTCTATTCCGCCCTGAAAAATCCGCACTCACAATGGATCGCTTAGCGAAACTACTCAGTGAATTGGTTGATGAGGTGCAACGCGGGCAATTTAGCCGTAATGGGCAGGTTTATTCTGCCCCCATTGATTGTTGGATTGATAGCTTAACGATTGTGTTAAATAGTCGGCATAATATCAAACGTCCACTTGCCTCACACGGTTATTTATATGAAGTGATGACTAAGTGGCAAGCCAAAAATAGCCATCACAATATGATGAACGGACAAAGTAATCCGCCTGCCACTGCCCCACAATTCGGCAGCAAAACGGGCAAAGCCTTGCAGAATTTAGCGGAGTTTGCCAATGGCTGACGAAAAATGGCTAAAACGAACCGTAGCTCAAGGGTTGGGAAAATTGGTGGTGTTACGCCTTGCCAACCAACCGCCCGAAGAGATGATCAAAGCCACTGCAGAAGTGTGGGTGCAGGTGATTTTAAGCCAACGCATTTATGGTGGCTGGCAAGAAAAAGAGGATAAATGGCGAATTGAACAGGCGTTTATGCGGTTATGTGCGGAATGTGAGCGTTTCCCCGCCCCGAAAATGCTGTTAGACCGCTTACCCAAACGTAAAACCCTTGAACTACCACCACCTCAACCAAAACCATTAACCCCAGAACAACAAGCGCGCGTCAGTAAAATGTTAAACGAATGGCGAGGAGTATTAAATGCAAAACGATAGTTACCGAAAAAATCTCATTGCTAAAGTGCATATTGGCAAAAGTCAGTTAAAAATGGACGAAGAAACCTACCGCACTTTTTTAATGAACGCCGTAAATAAAACCAGTTGCAAAGCAATGACCAACGCCGAGCTTACTCAAGTGTTGGCGTTAATGGCACAACGTGGGGCAAAAGTGCGGTCGAATTTTTGGGGAAATCGCCCAAGCCCAGCCAAGGCGAAAAAGCCGTACCTTGCCAAAATCACCGCGTTACTTGCTAAGCATAACCTTACACCGCAGTATGCTGACGCGATTGGCAAAAAAGCCTTTGGTATTGAATTTATTGACTGGCTTGCTGTGTGGCAATTAAAAAAAGTGATTCAAATGTTGTCGGTGTATGACAATAAGAAAAAGTTGTAATTTATTTTGCATAAGTATAAATTAAAGGCTCATTTAGAGCCTTTTTTAATGGAAAAAATATGTATAAGAAATTATTAGTAGCTTTATTATTATCCTTTCCACTAGTTTCTAATGCGGGTTTCTTTAACTCCACTTCTCAAGATAGTATTAAAATCTTTAAAGATTATCCTTTTGATATGCATAAACAAGATTTTTTAACTAAATTTCCTCAATTTGGGCGATGCCAATTCAATTCATCAACTCAAATTTGTGCTCCGCAGGGATATGAAAAGCTCTATGATATACCTTTTAATATTGTCATTTTGCTAGATAAGAATAGAACTAATGCTATACGACTTAAGCCCGAAGAGTATTCTATTGGACGTGCTGATTTTTGGGGGTTATTTAGAGGGTTAATCAAATCAGGTTTTTTTCTTTATCAAGTGAAAGATGAAAATGGTAGTGGGAATGCTTTCAATGATATTGCAGAAGGTATGGTAACAGGACAAAAAATTAATACCATATCTCCTAAGCTAGATATTCTAGAATCACATCAATCCACAAAGCAAACTTTATATTATGTTGAAGAAAATAAATTAAATTCAATCTTATTGGGAAAAAACAATAAGTTTTCTTCACCTGAAGATATTATGAATAGATTGCCAAAAGATACTAGATTTATTGAAATGGAAGTTGATAGCTTAGAAGGAGAGTCTTATTACATCACATTAATCATTTCAATTCCAAAATTGCAAGTATCAAAGGTTGATGATAGACCTGCTGAAAAGTTTTAGAATTAAATCCCAGTAAAAGTTGTTTTTTCAAAAAAATTCCCCAGTTAAGTGATCGATTGAAAAATCCCGTGTGATAATGCGTAAAAAATCAATACGGGAGTGCGAAAATGAATCATTTTGAAGATGTTGCGGACTGTTTGCCACCAGTGGTGCTAGAAATGGTGGACTTGGTGGGCTTTGAGGTAACCGAAAAAATCATCCGTCATTTTGGCGGGGTATGTTTTTTATTTAGCGATGGAGCAATCTATTTCCCACGCCTAAAAGCGTTAATTGGGCTGGAAAATGCAACCACATTACGCCAGTATTTTAAGAGTGAAGAAGTGTATATCCCACGTTGTGATGTGGCGCTAAGAACCTTGCGTAACACCCGCCTTGTGAATGAATTTTTAATGAGAACCCAAGTGGAAGGGAAAAGTGGACGCGCGGCAATGTTAGATCTCTGTCCTAAATATGCCCTTTCCGACCGCCAAGCGTGGGAAATTGTACGCAACGCTCAACGCAACTCACCGCTTGCCACACAATCCTCTTTGTTTTAAGGCTGTGGAAGTGCTTTGACTGCCTAAGCCTACCCGAAATTCAGATAATCACCTCAATAATGTCTTTGATTATTGAGGTTTTTTTATGCCCTTTCCTATTACAAAAATCGTGGTGCATTGCAGTGCCACACAAAATGGTAAACGCCTACGAAATGAAAGGCTAACCGCAGCCCAACGGATTGATCTTTGGCACGCACAGCGTGGTTTTAAGCGTAATCCGATTAATACCCAACATTTTAACCCGCACTTGTCGCATATTGGCTACCACTTTGTCATTGATACGGACGGCACGATAGAAACAGGTCGTCAAGAGGGTGAGAACGGGGCGCACGTTAAAGGGCATAACGCCCACAGTCTAGGCATTTGCCTTGTGGGCGGGGTCAGTATTGATGGCAAAAATTATGGACGTTTTACCGCCAAGCAGTGGCAAGCATTGCACAAGCTGTTGCGTGAGCTTGAAGCAAAATACCCAGAAGCACGCATTTATGGACATCGTGATTTATCGCCTGATTTAAATGGCGACGGCACGATTAGCCCGAATGAGTGGCTTAAGGATTGCCCGTGTTTTGATGTGTGGACGTGGTTGGACAGCGAGCAAGTGATTAATCAAGAACATCTGTTTAAGGAGTAAATAATGAGTGCATCAATGCGTTTTCCAAATTATCAAAATCGATTTACCCGTGGCTGGCGAATGAGTAACAACGCCAAACAGAATAAGTTCATCAATGGCGGGCGTACAGCAGCACAACAGTTTTATTTGCTATGGAGTTACTAATGGCATTAAAAGAATTAATTACTAACGATAACGGCAGGCTTAGCACCACCGCCTTTATCCAATTTTTTGGTGCAGTGCTAATGGCGGTGATTTTGGCTTATAGCGTCTATTTAGACCGCTCAAATGTGGGCGAACTATTCACTACTTTTGCCTTGTTTTGTGGCGGTGGTGTGGCAACCAAAGGCTTTGCTAACGCCCTTAACCGCAAACGACAAGGAGAAAGCGAATGATGTGGCAATTTTATGTACTTGCAGGATTAGCAGCAGTATTTGCGGCAGGTTATGCCCGCCTACATTGGCAAAGTAAAAAACTCACTGAAAAGCAAAAAGAAATTGAAATGGTCAAGGCAGAAGCCCGAGCTATTGCAGAGGAAATGGAAAATGCTGAAAAAAGCAAACAAATTGAACAGGCTAATCGCCGTCTCACTGCTCATGGTGTTGATGACCAGTTGCAGTCAAAAGGTTACTTCCGTGAGGATTAGCGGTTGCACAGCCTTTGGGCTGATTTACCCCAGTCGTCAAGATACCCTTGAGACCAAACGGCAGGTGCTGAACCATAATTTAGCCTACGAGCAAATTTGCGGGGTGAAAAATGGATCTACAAATTAGCGGTGAGTGGGTGTTTAACGGTGTGGTCTCCATTGCCGTTACTTTTGTGGGCTTTTGGTTGCGGTCAGTTAAAGAAGAGCTGAAAGAAATTAAACAAGAATGCAAAGACATCCGCAATAACTACCAAACTAAAGAGCTTGCCAAGGTGCATAGCACACATACGGACAATATTTTGGCGGAAATTCGGGACGAATTAAAAGCAATGAATCATAAATTAGACAGCAAGGTGGATAAATAATGTCAGCCAGAGAACAAAAGCGTTTGAACCAACGCAACACCAACGAAAAACTTGATGAACTGTTGGATTTAAGCAAGGAAGCCAATCGCAAAATCGACCGTATTGGGGAGCGGGTCAATGATATTGATCATCGTTTGTCCTCACTCGAAACCCAAGTGGGCAAAGTCACCACCAAAGCCTTTGTAGCAGGCGGTTTAGGTGGTGCAATGGTCGCGGTAGGCATTGAGTTAATCAAAGCAAAATTTGGGGGCTAAATGGCTCACGATGAAAAAGTGCGGGCATTAGTACGCCGTTATTATGTGTTTGACCGTTTTACCCTTGAGCAAGCCGCGCAAAAAGCTGAAGTATCTTTTGGCACGGCACGCCGTTGGAAAGCGCAAGCTCTAAATAAAGGGGACGATTGGGATAAAGCCCGAGATGTGCATATTATGGCAGGTGGTGAAGTGAATATGATTTCGCAAGGTTTACTGGCGGGATTTATTTTGCAGTATCGCACCACAATGGACGAATTACAGCAAAACACTGAATTGAGTGCTAAAGACAAGGTGATGTTACTTGCCGCCCTTGCGGATAGCTTTACCAAAATGACGGCAGCAAGTAAGCGGATTTTGCCTGAAGTTTCTGAACTGGCGGTAGCGATGCGCACCGTTGAGTTATTTGGTGAGTATATCCATCAACATCATTCTGCCCTAATGGAGCCTTTTATTGATGCGTTAAGTGGCTTTGGGCAAACGCTCAACGAGGAATTTAAAAAATGAACTTGTTGAGCTTTATTTTTGTGATTATCGCGTGCCTGTCCGCCCGTGATGGTGGCACTTGGGGTTGGTGGGTATTTTTAGCGTTATTGGTGAGTGATTAAAATGAAAAGCAAAGATTTTTTGAAAGAATTAAGTGCTTATGCCGATAGCCTACGGCAAAAGTTGGAAGCCTCTTTTGAGGGCTGGAATGATAGCCCTGAAGCCGTGGTTGAACGCCGTAAAAAGGTGTTTGATAAGGTTGCAGGCTATGAATATTTTGTCAATCATTACTTTCCACACTACACTCGCTCAAGCTCAAAATCTAAACTGCACCACTATCTTTTTGAACGCTTACCCGCCATTTTGCAACAAGAAAAAGGCTGTTTAGATGCCATTGCTGCTCCCCGTGGTGAGGCAAAATCAACCCTTGTTTCACAGCTTTATACCCTGTATTGCTTGGTCACCCAGCAGAAAAAATATTGCCTAATTGTCATGGACAGTATCGACCAAGCCTATCCAATGCTAGAAGCCATTAAAGTGGAATTGGAATTTAACCAACGTTTACGCATTGATTTTCCTGAAGTGGCAGGCGTTGGACGAGTGTGGCAAGCGGCAACCATTGTAACCCGTGCTAATCAAAAAGTGCAGGTGGCAGGGTCAGGCAAAAAATTGCGTGGTTTACGCCACGGGGCATTTCGCCCTGATTTGGTGGTGCTAGATGATATTGAAAATGACGAACAAGTCAGAAGCCCAGAGCAGCGGGATAAATTGCATAACTGGCTGAAAAAGACCGTGTTACCGCTTGGCTCAGCGGGGGATAAATTCGACATTGTGTATATTGGCACAATCCTACATTACGACAGTGTACTCAATCGCACCTTGCACAATAAAGCGTGGCATACGGCAAAATTTAAAGCCCTCACAAAAATGCCCGACAATATGGCGTTATGGGATAAATGGGAAGATTTTTACCTTAACGAAGGTGAAGCGGTTGCCGATGCCTTTTATCAGCAAAATCAGTTGGAGATGGACGCAGGTGCACAAATCTCTTGGGCTGCTCGCCCACTGCTTGCTTTGATGAAAATCCGCACCCGTGATGGACACGCCACCTTTGATAGTGAATACCAAAACGACCCGGTTAGCGGTGATGATGCCATTTTTGCCAACAGCATCCAATATTGGACATCACTCCCTGATAACCTGATTTATTTTGGTGCGCTTGACCCTTCAATGGGCAAGGCGGGAGCCAGTCGTGACCCGTCTGCGATTTTAGTTGGCGGTTATCACCGTGAAACAGGCAAGCTCTATGTGGTTGAAGCACAGATTAAAAAGCGTCTGCCTGATTTGATTATTGAAGATGTGATTAGGCTCAATAGCCAATATCAATGCCACCGTTGGTTTGTTGAGACCGTGCAGTTTCAGGAGTTTTTACAAACGGAACTGATTAAACGTTCCGCCCAACGAGGCAAGCCTGTGCCTGCCACAGCGATTAAGCCGAACACCGACAAAATGCTACGCATTGAGAGCTTACAGCCCCATATCGCCAATGGCTTAATTTTGTTGCATCACAGTCAATCCACCTTAATTTCGCAGCTACGTCATTTCCCAAAAGCCGACCACGATGATGGTCCCGATGCCTTAGAAATGCTATGGAAAAATGCGGTGAGCAACTCTGCCCCCATTGAATGGATAAGCCTGAATGAAGCGGAGCTAGAAAACGATTGGCGTGATGAGGACGAGGATATTTATAGCATTTGGAAAGGATAAACAATGGCAAAGAAAAAACGCAATAAGCACAAACAAGCACAAAACAAAAGTGCGGTGCAAAATACGCAAAAATTGGGGCAAACGCAAACCAATGAAGCACGCATTACTGAAAATGGGCGTGTGATTGCCGACCACCCAAGCAATAACATTACCCCTGCCAAGTTAAAAAGTATTTTTGAAGATGCCGAGGCGGGCAATATCCAAACCCAGCACGAACTCTTTATGGATATTGAAGAGCGGGACGGCGATATTGCGGCGAATATGGCAACTCGAAAACGGGCGATTTTAACGCTGGATTGGCGCATTGCCGAACCTCGTAATGCCACGCCTGCCGAGCAAGGCTATCAGCAAGAAGTGGATGAATATTTTTATCAATTTTCCGAGCTGGAAAACCTGCTAATGGATTTAATGGACGCGGTGGGCCACGGCTTTTCTGCACTGGAAATTGATTGGCAATTTATCAATGGTAAATGGCAACCTAATGCCTTTATCCACCGCCCGCAATCGTGGTTTAAGATAGATAAAGACGATAATTTATTACTTAAAACTCCTGATAATTATGAGGGGGAACCGCTACGCCCATTGGGCTGGGTAGTGCATACGCATAAAACACGCTCAATCCAGTTAGCTCGCCTCGGCTTGTATCGTACGCTCGCGTGGCATTATATGTTTAAGCATTATTCCGTTCACGATTTTGCCGAATTTTTAGAGCTGTACGGTATGCCTATTCGCATTGGAAAATACGGTGCGGGAGCAACCAATGAGGAAAAACGTACCCTTTTGCGTGCATTGGCGCAAATTGGACATAACGCCGCAGGGATTATGCCAGAAAGTATGAAAATTGAGCTACATAATGCGGCGAATGGCTCAAGCGTTAATAACCCATTTTTGCAAATGATTGAGTGGTGTCGCACGGAAATTGCCCGCCTGATTTTGGGGCAAACGCTCACATCAGGTGCGGACGGCAAAAGCTCAACCCATGCACTTGGTAAGGTGCATAACGAAGTACGCCGTGATTTACTCATCGCCGATGCCAAACAAATTGCACAGACCATTACCAAGCAAATTATTTTGCCTTATTTACAGCTTAATGTTGATCCCAATATTGACGAAAGTCGCTGTCCTCGCTTTGAGTTTGACACGGCAGAATATGAGGATTTGGAAAAATTTGCTAAAGCCTTGCCTGATTTAGTCAATATTGGCGTGGCTGTGCCTGAAAGTTGGGTGCGGGAAAAATTAGGTATTCCAGAACCCCAAGAGGGCGAAGTGATTTTAAAAGCTGTTCAAAATGAGTTTAAAGGAGATTTAAACGATGATGAAACAGAAGAAAAAACTGAGCAAAAACGCACCGCACTTTCAGGGCGTATGCCATACGCCCCTACACACAAGGATTGTAGTTGCGGCTGCCGCCAAACCGCCTTGTCCACCGAAAACCAAAGCACAGACGAACAACAAATTTTAGATAATGTGTTGGACGAGGGCTTGGCTCAGGTGGATTTTAACGCTCAACTTGATCCAATGGTACAACAAGCGGTGGCGTTGATGTTGAGTTGCGAAAGTTATGAGGAAGCGGGCGAGAAACTGGCGGAGGCTTACCCTGATTTAGCGAGTGGCGAACATCACGCCTATTTAAGTCGTGCATTATTTTTAAGCGAATTATTAGGGGGCAGCAATGCCCGCCGTTAATTTTGCTTTGGGGCTTGAGCCAAAAGAAGCCATTGCGTTTTTGAAAGGCAAAAAAGCCCTACTTGATCACCTTGATGAAAAAGGCTTAATGGAAAGTGCCAGAGCCAAAGCCACACGCATTGCCAATTTAACCTGCCTTGATATGACTAAGGATATTTACCAATCCTTGATCACTGCCCAAGAAAAGGGGCAATCTTTTGGTGACTGGAAGAAAAATATCTTTGAGCATTTTAAAAAGAAAGGTTGGATTGCAGGCTATGACAAAGGCTATTTATTGGCTGATCCTAAAACAGGGGAGTTTTTTGGCACGCCAAGACGGCTTGAAACCATTTACCGCACCAATATGCAAGCGGCTTACTCGGCACAGCGTTATCAGCAAATGCGGGATAATGTAGATAGTCGCCCTTATTGGCAGTATAGTGCCGTCAATGATGACCGCACTCGCCCCAGCCATAGTGCAATGAATGGGTTGGTGTATGCCTATGATGATCCCTTTTGGCACACCTTTTACCCTCCTAATGGGTTTAATTGTCGTTGTACGGTGATTGCTCTTGCCGAGCGGGATATTAAACGGCGTAATTTAACTGTGAGCCAAAGCGAGGGGCGATTAGTGGAATATGAACGCAAAATCAATCAGCGAGAAACGGAGAAAACCACCGCCTTTAAGGTGAGTGAAGATCGTTGGGTGATTACCGACCGTGGGTTTGATTACAACGTAGGGCGAACGAGCTATAAACCCAACTTAGACCTTTACCCTGAAAAACTCGCTCACCAATTTGCCAAACGGGAAATGAGCGGGGCGGGCTTTCAATGGGATTTTCGCCAATTTGAAAAGGAATTTAAGGCAGCTAAACAAGCCTTAAAGTTAGGCGATAAACCGAATAGTACGCAACTGACCGCCATCCGTAACCAACTACGGCGGGAATATAAATTTACCGCAGGGGTATTGAATGCAGAAGATAAAGCCAAGCTCGGTAGCCAAACAGCAACGGTGTGGCTGTCTGATGATACGTTAATTAAGCAGTTTAGTAGTCGAGAGGGGCAATCATTTGATATAGAACATTATGCCTCGCTACCAGATGTTATTAATCAACCTGACTTTATTTTTAAGGAAGAACCCAATAAATACCATTTATTAAAAGGAAAATTAATTGCGGTCATTAAGGTGATCAATGGTAGAGAAATATTTGTACAGTCTTTTAGAACGGCAAATGAAAAAGAAGTGGCAAAAATACATAAGAAAAAATTAGCGGTTATCAGGTAGGGCTCGCATCACCTACACACGATCAAAGTAAGCGTTATTTCAGCTTACCGCCTGCGATCAGCGAGATTCATCGCTTTTCTAATAACCGCTAGAGAAATATACCTCTTTTTATTTTTAATGACAATAGGAGAATAAATGAATAATGTTATCTTGCAACAAGGCAATTGCTTAGAATTAATTAAAGATCTTGCGGATAACTCGGTCGATATGATTTTAACTGATCCGCCCTATTACGTTGGAATGACGAGTAATGGCCAAAAGGCAACTTTTACCGAATTATCAATGCTAAAGCCATTTTTTGAACAATTAATGTCAGAATGGCGACGTGTTTTAAAGCCTGATGGCGTACTGTATTGTTTCACAGATTGGCGAACCTACCCTTTTTTAGCCCCTATTTTGGCGAAAAATATTGAACTTAAAAACCTATTAATTTGGGATAAAGCGGGGAGAATATCGCCTCACTATGGGTTTTACCACGAACTCATTATTTTTGCGGGTAACAATCAACGCAAAATTTGTAAGAAAAATATTCTTAAAGCCCCAAGTTTTGCAGCCAATGCGAAAAAAACGAATGGCGAAAAATTACATAACGCCCAAAAACCGATTGAATTATTACAAGAACTGATTTGTGATGGTAGTGATGAAAATGATCTTGTTTTAGATTGCTTTATGGGGAGTGGTTCAACAGGGGTAGCTTGTCGCAATACCCAACGGCGGTTTATTGGCTTTGAACTTGATCCCTATTATTTTGAGGTATCGCAAAAGCGGTTGGGGTTATTATGATTGAAATAAAAATCAACAACGAAAAAGAAGTTATTGCGTTATTAGAACAGCTCAGCAAGGGCGTTCGCTATAATGCCCCGTTAATGCGTACTATTGCGGGGACAATGCAATCGGCGGTCGATCAAAACTTTCAGGCGGGCGGTCGCCCTAAATGGCTGGGGGTAAAATCTCGCCCCAATGGTTCGCCCTTGATTGATAGTGGGGCGTTACGCAATAGCATTCGTGCCAGTTGGGATAATGATGAAGCCCTTGTTGGCACAAATTTAGCCTATGCGGCAATTCATCAATTTGGTGGCAAAACCAAACCGCATAAGATTAAGCCTGTAACGAAAAAAGCCTTGAGCTTTGGGGGTATTGTGCGAAAATTCGTTGATCACCCTGGGAGCAATATCCCCGCCCGTCCATTTTTGACCCTAACCCCACAAGATGAGTCAGATATTTTAGAGGACGTGCAAGACTATTTTAAACAGATAATTAAATAATGCTATTTAGCCCCTAAATCGCACGTTGTGCGATTTTTTCTTTTAGGGGTACGATTTATCATTCAAAAATTTTTAAAATAAATTAAAACGATTTAAAACGGTTTTAAAATGGGTTGCGTTTTAAATCAGTCAGCTTCTTTCTATTTTTCAGCTATCTCTCTTTTCCCTCTCCTTTCTGTTGTGTGGAAGCCTATTCACAGTTTTAGCACATCGCAAATCGCTATGCTATGTCAAGATTAAGCAATAAAGGATTTTTTTGATGAAACTTGCCGCCTGTAGTTTTGAGTTGAGCCAAGCCAAAAATGGGCGTATCCAGTTGTTGCCTTACGGTGCATTTAGAGCCACAGACGGACGACCTTTTGACGTGGAGGCTTGGTATGTAACAGACACAAATGGTAACGATGTGGTGGCGCTGGCAAATAGCCAACGCAACCCACTCCCAATTGATTACGAACATCAGATTTTGCACTCACAACAAAATGGCAAAGAAGCACCAAGTGCGGGGTGGATGGATTACCTCTATTTTACCCCGCAAGGTATTTTTGCCGATGTACGTTGGACGGACAAAGCCGCCGACTATATCAAAAACGGGGAATATCGCTATATCTCTGCGGTGTTTAGCTATGACACGCAAGGCTATGTACGCAAAATCTTTCACGCCGCCTTAACCAATACACCTGCTTTAGATGGGATGGATGAGGCAATGGTGGCAGCCAGCCAACAATTTTTAACCAACCAAGAGGAAACACCAACAATGGATAAAGCCTTACTTACGGCATTGTGTGCGTTATTTAACACGCCGAATGCCACCGAAGCTGAAATCAGCCAAAAAATCACCGCACTTGCACAATCCAAAGGGGAGAGCCAAGTGGCGTTATCAGAAGTTTACATTAAGCTCGCCGAAAAAGAGCAATCTGTTGTGGCATTGACCGCACAAATTGCCAACCCTGACCCTGCTAAATTTGTGCCAGTGGAGCAAGTGGCTGCCTTAACGGCCGAGTTCACGCAATTTAAGCAAGGCATTGAGCAAAAAGAAAAAAACGCATTAATTACCACCGCACTTTCGCAAGGCAAGCTCGCTCCTGCATTAAAAGACTGGGCGGAAAGTTTAAACCTTGCGGCATTAACGGATTATTTAGCCAAAGCCCCAGCAATTGCCGCATTAAGTGGCGAACCACAAGCCAAAACTGACCCGAACGAAAATCAAGTGGCCGCCTTAAGTGCGGAAGATAAGCACGTTGCAAAAATGCTGGGCTTAACAGACGCGGAATATCGTAAAAATTTAGAAACAGGAGCTTAACACTATGAGCGTTGAATTTAAAAAATCAGAAATCTTAAAAAAATTAGATACCCAATTTCGGGCGGAATTTAGCAAAGGAATTGCCCATATTCAACCGCAATACCCGAAAATTGCGATGACTGTGCCGTCTAACACCGCAACCAATACCTACGGCTTTATGCGTGCGTTCCCGAAAATGACGGAATGGGCAGGCAAGCGTACGATTAAAAATATGTCAGCGGTGGGAATGACCCTTGATAACAAAAAATACGAAAGCACGGTTGGCGTACCACGTGAAGCCATTGAAGATGACCAAGTGGGCTTATTCCGCAATATGATGGCTCAAGCAGGGCAATCTGCGGCGGAATTGCCTGATGAGTTGATCTTTAAATTGTTGCTTGCAGGTGAAAGTACGCTCTGCTATGACGGGCAAAACTTTTTTGATACCGATCACCCGTTTTATCAAGATGTGGACGGCACGAATGCGGGAGCGGCACAAAGCAACCTTACCACTGGTTCTGATAGCGGGGCAAAATCTTGGTATGTGTTAGATACCAATAACGTGATTAAACCGTTTATTTTCCAAGAACGCACCAAGCCTGAATTTGAGGGCAAATTTGACCCGTCCAAGTCCGATACGGTGTTTATGGAAGATGTGTATTTGTGGGGGGTGCGTTATCGTTGCAATGCAGGTTTTGGTTTCTGGCAGCTTGCCCACAAAGCAAAACAGCTTAACTTAACTGCGGATAATGTGATGGCGGTTATTACCAAAATGACCACCTTAAAAGCCGATGGCGGTGCCTTTATCAATGTGCGTCCAACCACGCTGTTAGTGCCACCAAGTTTAGAAAAAGCGGCGTTAGATATTTGTAATGCCGATGTCATTAATGGCACGACCAACACCTTAAAAGGTCGCTTACAGGTAATGGTATCCCCTTACATTATCGAATAACCATTTTCCCCGCCAGCGGGCGGGGCGTTAAGGAGAAGGATTATGGCAAGAAAAACCAAAGCCCAGAAAGAAAAAACGGAAGCGGAAAAAGAAAACTTAGAAGCTAACTTAGAAGCTAAGGTGAAAGATGACGCATTAAAAAACGATACTGAAACCGACCGCAGCCTAGAAGATAGCACGACAGCCAAGGCAGAAGATGAGACGGTAAAAAACGCTGACGAAACTAACCGCACTTTAGAAGATGACAAGGTGGTTGAAGGTGGACAAGTGATTAATCCGATTGCTTATGCTGTCAAGTTACGTGCTTTCCACCCGCACGACAGCTATGGGCGTTGCGGTTACCGTTTTTACAAAGACAAAGAAACGGAAATCCCATCGAACGACTTAACGGGCGAGCAGGTTTTAACCCTTGCGGAAGATCCGTGGTTAGAACTTGTGCCAGTGTGTGAGGAATAGCGATGGCTTATGCAACCGTTGCCGATTTTGTCTTGCGTGTGGGTGAGTTACAAGCCATTGAGCTGACCGACCGCGATGGCGTGGGGGAAATTAATGAGCAGGTGTTAGAACTTGGACTAGCGGATAGCTCAAGCCAGATGGACGGTTATTTGTCAGCTCGTTATGCCCTGCCCTTGCCCTCCGTCCCACAAAACTTAGTGCGGTTGTGTTGTGATTTAACCCGCTACCGCCTTGCCAGTATGTCGGGAGTGGATATTACTGATGAGATTATTGAGCGTTACAAGCTCAGCCTCAAAGAGCTGGAACAGCTAGCTAAAGGGGCTATCTCATTAGGGTTGCCAGAGCTTAATGCAGACAGTGAGGACAGCGAGTTTTCAGGGGCAATATTTTTTAGCAACAATAAAAACAGGGTATTTAGCCGTGATAACAAAGATTGAACAAGCCTTAACTGACCGCTTGCAACGAGGATTAGGCAAACTGGTTAATACGGTGAAAAGTTATGGCGGTGAATTTGATGATGAGAGCTTTGGCACAGCTCGGCTACCTATGTGTTTAATCACTTATGGTGGCTCTCGCATTGAACGAAAAGCCACTAGTGCAAAGCGTTATCAATCCACCGATACCTTTGTGATTATGCTTGCCGTACGTTCTTTGCGGAGCAATCAAGCCGCCCGTCAAGGTGGCGTGGATAAACGTGAGGTGGGGGTTAATCAGCTCATTAGTGCGGTTCGCCGTTTGTTAGATAGCCAAACCTTAGGGGGATTGGTCAAACCGCTTAAGCCTATGGCAGTGCGTACCATTTTTAACAATGCTAAGTTTAACGCGAGTTCAATTACTGCTTATGCGTTGGAATATGAAGTGGTGTATGACGATGTTAGCCCGTTAGAAGATGGGTTATATCCCGAACCCACCACCGATGAAACCAGCCCTGATTATGTGTTTAGCGTTTATCAGGGGGAGCAATCCGATCCTGCACCGACATTGGAACATATTAATTTTAATCTTTACAACCCAGATACTAACGCCGATCACCCTTTTGTGGTGGCGATGGAGGAAAAATGAAAGTAAAAGCCGCAGTTGGCATTAAAGTGCCAATGGAAAATCAACCTTACCGCTATATTGAGCAAGAGCCAGTGGAGGTTGAAGACAGTATCTATTATCAACGTCGCATTAATGACGGGGATTTAATCGTGGTCAATGAACCGCGTAACCGAAGAAATCAGGAGGCAAATAATGACTGATACTAATATCGAATTTGAGCATATCCCAACAAGCCTTAGAATGCCGGGTGTATATAGCGAATATAACGCTCAAAATGCTGTGAGTACCTTACCAACTAATGAGCAAAATGTATTGATTATTGCTCCAATGGTCGGGGGCGATACGGCTTATTCTGCCCCTGTGCCGATTTATTCCGATATTGATGCGAAAAATGCCTTTGGGGCAGGCTCTTGGGGGCATTTAATGGCTCGTATTGCCATTCAAAACAACCCGATGATCCGCTTAACGGCAATTGGCTTAAAAGATAGTAGCTCAGGCGTTGCGGCAACAGGAAGCTTGACCTTAAACGGCACAGCAATAGGTGCGGGCGTAATTAAAGCGATGATTGGCGGGGTGGAATATGCCATTTCAGTGGCAAAATCGGAAACCGCCAGCGACTTAGCCACCCGATTAAGTGCGGTGATCAACGCGGGTGAATATTGCCCTGTTACGGCATCGGTGAGTACGGCAACCTTAACTTTGACAGCAAAATGTAAAGGGGAAATTGGCAATGAGATTGAACTTAGCGTACAAAGTACTGCACAAGGCATTTCAGCACAAGCCCGTGCCTTTGCGTCGGGTTCGCAAAATGCCGATATTGCCCCTGCACTTGCCAGTGTGGCAGGCTCACATTATCACATTATCATCTCGCCGTTTGCTGATGATAAAAATGCCACCGCACTTCGCAATCATCTTGAGCTTGTTGCAAGTCCAACGGAGAAAAAGCCTGCGATTGGGGTGCTGGGTTGGCGTAGCACGATGGCAGCTGGCACAACCTATGCGAGCAAAATTAATGCCAACCGTATCACTTGTGCGTGGTACAAAGGAGCGGTTGAGTCCAACGCCTTACTTGCGGCGGCTTTTGGGGCGGTGATTGCCAGCGAAGAAGACCCAGCCCGTCCGCTCAACACCTTAGAGTTGAAAGGCTTAACCCCTGTTGATGCCACGCAAACGCCATTAAAAACCGAGATTAATCAAGCCTTATTTAATGGGCTAACGCCGATTACGGTGGTAAATCATCGGGTGCAAATTATGCGGGCGATTACCACTTACACCAAAAATCCTGCCAATGTGGACGACCCCGCGTGGCTTGATTTAACTACCATTCGCACGATGGACTATGTGCGTAAAGCGGTTGAACAGCGTGTTGCCTTGCGTTTTCCGCGTTCAAAATTATCTAAACGCACACCACCAAAAGTGCGGTCAGAAATTTTAGATGTTTTATACCGCTTGGAAAATCAGGAAATTATCGAAAATGTGGACGAGCATAAAGACAAATTGTTAGTGGTGCGTAATGGACAAGATCCAAACCGCTTGGATACGCAAATCCCAACAGATGTGGTGAATGGCTTGCACGTGGTGGCAAATCGTATTGATTTAATTTTATAGGAGTAAACAATGGCTGAATATGATGGCTTTGCGGTGTTGGAAGTGGACGGCGTAGAGATTGAAATTCTTGATTTAAACGTAACCAAACAAACTGGGCGTAAATTGGTGAAAACAATGAACTCCGAAGGGCGTGCTAGAGGCTTTGCAAAAGGGATTGCCACTTGGGAACTCAGTTTTACCGCTGTCTCCCCCAAAGGCGGCCCCAAAATTGATTGGGATGGGATTAGCGATGCCAAACTTACCGTCTATCCCCTTAATCAAGAGGACAAGCGCACCTCTTATTTAAACTGTTTCACCACAGAGACGGGGGAAAAATACACCGTAGATGATGAAGCGAGAATTGATATTAAAATGAACGCATTAAAAGAGGTGAGCGAATAATGGACGGGCGTTTACTGTTAGGCTTGCCGATAAATGGCCAGCGATATTTTGATTTTAAGGTGCATTTGCTCACATTGGGCGATGAGTGCAATGCCCTTGAGATGATTGCAGGGCTTGGTATTGCCACAGGTGAGGCTAAACCATTAACCCAAGCAGAAAAAATGCTGATGGATTTAGCCTATTTATGCCAACAAGTGGAATTTGTTGGGGTGGATAAACAATATATTACCCCTGAATACTTGCTAAAGCACCTGGCAACAGATGATTATCTCCTGATTGCTGAGACTATTTTGGCATTGCGAAAAAAGCATATCGCCGCTGGGGAGAGCCAACACCAAGAAAACAGCCACGCCCCAACTGCTATGACTTAAAGGCGGCAGAGCAACATTATCGAAGTGCGGTGATTTTTTTAGCGAAATTAGGCTTTACACCCCAGCAGGTGCGGGAAATGACCCATTTAGAGGTGTCGGCTTGGGTGGAAAGTCTGTTGCAATCTCAAGGGGCAAAACCGCAAGCGGGTGGCATAAGCAAAGGCGATACAGTGCATTACAATCTTGTACGCCGTAAAAAACAAGATGGGGCGTAAGCCCCTTTTTTTGTGGGTTTAAAATCAATTTAATTAGGGTTTAAAAATGGCAAATATGAAACTCTCCTTGCAACTTAAAGCGCAAGATTATGCAAGCCGTGTGATGGATAAGCTACGCAGTAACATCAACAAAGCCAATAAGGACATTGAAAATCAAGCGGTGCGTAGCGGACAAAAACAGCAAGAAACCGTAAAGCGTACAGCGCAAATTACCGAGCAATCTTATCGCAAAGCTCAACAAGCTGCTCGTGTCGTGGCGAGCGCACGACAAAGTTTAGGCGTACGCAGTGAAAATGCTATCCAACGCGAGATCAATCAAACTATTGCCGCTTACCAACGTTTAAAATCAAGTGGTATGGCATCAAGCCGTGAGATTGCCCGTGCAGCAGTGGTGGCGAAACAAAAAATTGCCCAGCTTAATGCAGAAATGGGGAAGGTTCCAACTGGACAGCGATTGGGGAATTTTGCCTCTGGTATGGCAAGTCTTGGTGCAGGTGTAATTGCGGGCGGAATGGTAATGGCAGCCCCAATGAAAAAGCAAATGAGTTACGACCGAGCATTAGCCATGGTAGCTAATACTGCCTTTTCAGACCGCGATGTGAGCGGTCGAATTGCTGGCAAAAAAGAATTGCACGAAGCGGTTAAAAAGGCGGTAGAAACGGGCGGTGGCACCAAAGAAGAAGCTTTGGGCGCATTAGATACGATGTTGGCATCTGGTACAGTAAAGGCAGAAACAGCGATGAATTTACTCCCTACCTTGCAAAAAGCCGCTGTTGCAACAGGAGCAGATACGAATGATCTAGCCAAAATCGCTATCTCGGCAATGCAACAATTTGGCATCAGTGAAGATCAAATTGGTTTAGTGTTAGATAAAGCGGTTGCCGCAGGACAAGCGGGTAACTTTGAGCTATCGGATATGGCACGTTGGTTACCACAACAAATGGCGGCAGCTAAATCTGCAGGGTTATCAGGTATGCAAGGCTTTGAGTCATTACTTGTTGCTAACCAACAAGCGCGCGTTACGGCTGGTACTAGTGATGAGGCAGGTAATAATCTTGTTAATTTATTGGCAAAAATTACTGCAAAAGAAACCAATGAACGTTTTAAAAAACTCGAAATTAAAGGGAAAGACGGTAAAACGCACGGCATTGATTTTGTTAAATCAATGGAGAACGAGAAAAAGCAAGGAAAAGACTCGCTCCAAGCCTTTATGAGTATTATGGATCAGGTCATTGGCGAAGATGAAAACTATAAAGCCATACAAAAGAAACTTAAAACAGCGAAAAAAGAAGATCAAGCAAAGCTGTTAAATGAGATGACAAATTTGGTAGAGGGGACGGCGATTGGGCAGATTATTTCCGACCGTCAGGCATTAATGGCATTGCTGGGAATACGCAATAATGTGCAACTAGGCGAAGAAGTCAAAGAAAAAGTAAGCAAAGCCGAAGGGGCGGTTGAAACCTCGCACGCGGTGATTAAGGATACCAATAGTTATAAAGTTGATGATGCAAAAAATAGCCTTGAATTTGCTCAAATGGAAGGAATGAAAGGCTTTAATAATGCATTAGGGGATATGGCAGTTAAAATCGCTGACTATGCTAAAGCCTATCCAGAGCTAACCACAACAATCACTACCGCAGGAACGGTTATTACCGCATTAAGTACCGCAGCCGTTGCTGCAAGCGGAGCGTTAATGTTATTAGGACGACGCGGTGGGCGTGGCGGTTTAAGTGCGGGAGATATGTTAGATATTGGGACAAGTGTAGGAAGTAAAAGTGGTAAAGGGGTAATGAGAGGTGTTAAAGGCTTTCGGGGGCTGGGTCCACTGTTAGCTTTTGAGGCATTACGCATCGCAGGCGATAATTACACCACGCAAGCGGCAATCAAGGAAGAAAAAGAGGAAGCCAAAACCGAGCAACAAAAAGCGGTAGAACAACGCTTTTACCAAGCCGCTTATCCAACAGGAAAATCCACTTATCAATGGTCTCCATCTGCCGCTGTGGAAAAATCTGCTCCCTCTATTTGGGCAAAAGCTAATGGAGCTTATGCCATTGCAGAGCAAAAACAAAAGCAGGAAATTGCTGAAATACGCCTAGAGCGTGGGAGTTTAACCCAAGAACAATATAACGAGCGAATAAATCAAAGCACTACTCGCATTGCCGGCCTTAGCTCGCCTATCGGTTTGACAATGCCAACCGCGGAGGGAGGACCACTTGCAAAACTTGAGCCCGCCTTGTCGAACTTAGCCAATTACCGAGCTGACTTTGAGCAATTTGGGCAAACCTTGAGTGATGCCTTAAAACAAGCCATTGAGAGCCAAAATTTTGTGATCCAAAATCAAATTAAGGTGGATTTAGATGGGCGAATTGTGGCTGAACAAACTTCAGAATATCACTATCAAGATTTAAAACGTTGGGGGTAAAAATGAAAGGTTGGACAATGCCTATTCAACGCGCCAGTTATCGTGGTGTGCGTTTTGAGGTGATTTCGGTGGATGATGAGTTAAACCGAGCTACCATTGATCACGCCTACCCTTTTGTTAATGGGGCGGATATTGAGGATTTGGGGTTAAACCCTCTTACGGTACGAATGCAAGCAGTGTTTTATGGCGAGGGCTACTACACGGATTTCAAGAAGTTTTTAAGTGCGTTACAAAAACAAGGGGCAGATGTGCTAGTCCACCCTATTCGGGGGCGGTTGCCGAATATGCTTTGCACTTCGGCAAATTTTCGCCACGATGCGGAAATGATTGATTATGTGGCGTTAGATTTAACTTTTGTAGAAAGTACACCAGCCAAGCCGATTTTTGTTTTTGAGTTTTCTTTTTTGGCTAAAATTGATGAACTTTTAACACAATTGGAAGATTTTATTGATGAGGTATTAGCGTTTTTTGCTCAAATCATGGAGGTGGTTGCCTTTGCGATGAATGTAAAATCACGTTTATTAGGGGCTTTTGGTGCATTACAAGGTTGTTTTGAACAGCTTTGTGGTTTATTTGATATGGGCAAAACTTTTTTTTCATTGCCTTCTACATTTGGTGCAATGGATTTTAAAGCAAAATCTTCTCATACCGCTAAAGCAATTACACATATTATAGAGCAAGGGCTAACCCAAGTTGCTCAGCGTTCTGATCTCACAACTAAAGCAAAATTTGATGAAACAATAAGAACGGTAAAGCAAATTCAAGCCATTCCTCAAAATTTACTTTCAGGTAAAAATATGAATTTATCGCAACAACAGGGGATAAAATCATTAACAATGTCATTGTCAACTGAAAGTATTGAACCAGTGCATTTGTTGATGCAATTAACTTGTACAGCGACGTTAATTCATTTGGCAACGGGGTTTATTGAAGACGAAACATTATTGCCGCAAGAGATTGACTATATTACAACCCTTATAAGAACTCATATTGTGTCAACCTTGCAATTATTGCGTCATCAAGCCCAAAAAGAGCAAGCAAATTCTGCACTAAATTCAACCGCACCTAATACTGGGGTTTATACCGCTACTCAGCAAATTGCGGAGAGATTACGAGCTTTATCCCATCATTTTACCCAGCTTGCAATTTCGGCGATTAATCGTAAACCACCATTAACGGTTAGGGTTGTACCATTTAATGGCACTATTCAACAGATCGCTCATGCATTTTATGGAGATTATCGCCGTTCCGATGAACTGCTACGCTTAAACCCACAAGTTAGGTTTCCGAATTTTATTGCTCAGGGGGAGTTATTAAATAGTTATGTCAATTAATTATCCTTATGAAAATGATGTGGTGGTTGAAATTGCGGGACAGCAGCATAACCACTGGAAAAGCTATGACATTGACAGTGATTTTTTAATCCCTGCGGATGCCTTTCGTTTTGAAATCGGCGTGGCTTCAGAACATACCCACTTACCCGATTTTTCGGGGCAAGAAGTAAAAGTGCGGATCAATGGCGAGGTGGTGCTGACGGGCATTGTGGACACCACCCAGCACGGGATTAGCAAAACGAACCGCACTTTTAGCCTAAATGGGCGAGATAAAGCCAGCATTTTAGTGGATTGCTCTGCCCCGATAACCAATGTGAAAGGGCTAACGGTGCTTGAGGCGGTGCAAAAAATTGTGAATCCGTTGGGTATCACAAAGGTTGAGCTTAACGCCGAAAATAATCCCACTTTAGATAAAGTCGATATTGAAGTGGGCGAAACCGCGTGGCAGGCTGCTATCCGTTGTGCTAATTCTGCGGGTTTACATTTATGGTTTGACCCTAAAGGCACGTTGATTGTCGGTGGGGCGGATTACTCGACGCCCCCAGTGGCGACCTTATGTTGTCTAAAAGACGGCAAGCGTAATAATTTTGAGCAAGCACAATTAACTTATGATGTATCACAGCAATTTAGTGAGATTACCTTTTTGGCTCAACGGCACGGTCGTTCGGGCGATGACAATAAAAACGATTTAAAATGGGTTTACAAAAATGAGGCAATGACGGCGTATAAGCCCAAAACCGTGGTAGTGCCAGATGTCGAAAACCTTGAAGCACTCAAAAAATGGGCGAAAAAATATCTCTCAGACAGCATTTTAGAAGGCTTTACGCTAACTATCATTGTACCAGACCATAAAACCCAAACGGGGCAATTATGGCAACCGGGTCAGCGTGTTCACGTGATTTGTGAAGAATATGATATTGACGCCATTTTTTTTCTGATGGGGCGACGTTTTACCCTTTCTCGCTCGGGCGGGACGCAAACAGAACTCCGATTAAAGCAAGATGGCGTGTGGACGCCTGACGCCTATGTTGCCAAAGCCAATAAAGCCCGTAAACGAAAAGGCAAAAAAGGTAAAAATGGGCCGTTAATGGCAACAACAGGTGATGGTAAATGGGAGATAGTTAGGGGTAAATAATGCGTCGATTTAGTCAAGCAATACAACAAACCGCACAAACGACATTAAATGGCGTGCGTCAGGCTTTTCGTGGCGTGCTAAATTTAGTAAACAGTGCGGATAATATTCAAAAAACGCAAGTATCAGGGTTGGCAGATGAAACGCTGCAAGATGTGGAGTTAATGCAGCATTTCGGCTTTACTTCCGTGCCACCTGCGGGAACGCAGGCGGTGATTATCCCTATCGGTGGGCAAACCTCGCATGGGATTGTGGTTGCGACCGAAAATGGGGCGTTTCGGGTCAAAAATTTACAAGGTGGCGAGGTGGCTATCTACGACCAAAGCGGCTCAACCATTGTGCTAAAAAATGGACGGTTAATTGAGGTGGATTGTGATAATTTTGTACTTAATTGCAAAACCTATCAAGTAAATGCCACTCAGGGGGCAAATTTTGATACGCCAAAGTTAGAGACCACGCAAGTTTTAACCGCTCAAGGGAAAATTAATGGCAACGGTGGTATGGCGGTGCAAGGTGGCAGCGGGGCAACCTTTAACGGTGATGTCACTCAAAATGGCGGTAGCATTACCACGGACGGTGATGTAACGGCAAAAGGCAAGTCCTTAGTTAATCATACTCACAGAGGGGACAGTGGTGGCAATACCGGCTCACCACAATAAATCTATTTACAACAATAAAAAGCGGTGTGGAACTCCATCACCGCTTTTTTTATGTCTGTTTTAAGTATCTTTGTCAGCATGGACAGAGAGTTAAGCCCGCTTACTGGGGACTATACAAGTAAGACAATCAGTACGCTCGCTAATGCGGCGTATATCAGATTAACCACACCTTTAGGCTCTTGGTGGGCAGATGGGCGTGTAGGCTCTCTGCTCCACTTAATCCAGCGTGAAAAAGACTTAACCCGTGTTGGACTTATCGCCCAACAATACGCCGAAGAAGCCTTACAGCCCTTGCTTGATGATGGGCGAGCAAGTCAAATCCAAGTAACGCACCAGCAACCACATAATGGCTGGTTAATTTTACATATTGAAATCATTGATAATCGGGGTGAAACATATCGCTTTAAACACCCTGTAAAAGTAATTTAAAGGGAGTTTAAAAATGTTTGTTGTACCCACCTTAGATGAGATAAGAGCAAGCATTTTACGCGATATGCAAGCCCTTGATCCTCAAGCCGATGTGAGCGTAGACAGTGATAATTACGCCCGTGCCTCAAGTTTAGCGGCGGTGGCTGAAGGCATTTATGCACATCAAAAATGGCTGATTAAACAGTTTTTCCCCGATACCGCCGATACAGAATTTTTAGAAAAGCACGCGGGATTGCGAGGCATTCGCCGCCGTAATGCCACCTATGCCAGCGGACGAGGGGCAACCATTACGGGGCAAGAAAATGCGGAGATCCCCGCAGGATTGCAAATAAAAACGGAAGATAACCGCTTTTTTGAGACCCTAGAAAGTGCGGTCATTTCTAGCACGGGTTTTGTGGTTGTGCCTGTTCGCTCCCTTGCTACAGGAGCGGGACAAAATATTAAAACCCAAACCAAAGGCAGTTTTATGGCTGCCCCAGTTGGTGTGCAAAGTGAAGTGATGCTCAATGAAGTCATTGGTGCGACGGACGCAGAAAGTGATGCTTCACTGCTTGAGCGTTTGCTTGAGTTGATCCGCCGTCCTCCTGCAGGAGGCAATAAATATGATTATCGCAATTGGGCGTTATCCGTTGATGGCGTAACGGCGGCTTATGTGTATCCCTTGCGGAGAGGATTAGGCACGGTGGATATTGCCATTACGGCAGACAATGATGTACCCAATGAAGAAACCATTCGCCGAACACAAGCCTATATTGATGATGTCCGTCCTGTTACAGCGAAAGAAAGCAAAGTGGTAAAGCCTGATGTAACGAAAATCCATTTTGATATTCAGGTCAAAATCAGCGGCATTACGCTTCAAGAGATAACGTCAGCAATACAAGCCGCATTGGCTGATTATTTTAATACGCTAATCCCCGGTGATAGCTTGATTGTGTCGCAATGCGAGGCAGTGGTGAATAATTTAGTGGGTGTTGTGGATCGCAAATTTATTACCCCAACTGCGAATCGTACCGCTGACGTTACCCACAAAATTGAGTGGTTTAGATTGGGGAACGTGAATGTGTCGGAGATGCACTAATGGCTAATGATTACAAACACGCCCTTGCTCAGCTCTATCCGCCTGTTTCCTACAATATTAACGGTAAACAATTTTTAGCCCAATGTGAGGTTGATGGAAAGGTTTTTCAACGTTTAGAACAGCGTGCAACGGAAGTGTTAAATGTGATTAACCCTGAAACTTCGGGGCAAATGCTCGCTGATTGGGAACGGATTTGTGGAATAAAAACCGATACCCAAAAGACCTACACTGAGCGAGTGAAACGGGTCATTTTGCAGCTTAATGCCATTGGTGGGTTGTCTATCCCCTATTTTATGCAACTGGCTCAAAGCATTGGCTATCAAATTGAGATTAAAGAATTTTCACCATTGCAACAGGATTTGCCTGATCCCGGTGATATTGTGCAATTTAGAGACGAACCGCAAGAAAGCCTGATTTTTATGTGGCGAGTTTCTGTTTTAAATGGTGATGACAATATTGTGTATTTTCGAGCGGGGCAGTCTTTAGCGGGGGAGCATTTGGTTGAATTTGGCGATCCCATTATTGAGGAATTTTTTAAAGACTTAAAACCCGCTCACACTTATTGTTATTTTGCTTATCAATCCTAGAGACAAATAAAAGGTTAAATAAAATGAAAGACTTACTCCCTAAAATTGATAGCCAAGACGGCGAATTTCATAACGGAGATCCCGCGAGTGGCACGCAAGGCACAAGAGTAACCGCCGAATGGCTTAATGATGTACAGGCTCATCTACGAAATTACGGACAAGAATTGAAATACTTGTTATCTAAAGCAAGTTTATCTCCTATCCCAAGCCGTACAACGCAAGTTTATGATGCGATTGTGGCAGTGATTAATGCAAATAAAGCCACAACCCTTGCAGGCTATGGCATTGGTGATTTTGCCCAACGTGCCTTGACCGCAAGCGATAATCTCAATGACATCACTGTAAAAGGCATCTATCACAACTCAACTTATCGCAACACGCCAAATAACAATTATCCCGAAGAACAATCCGGGGTGTTGCTTGTACTGTCAGCAGAGGAGCAAATCTATTTTGCCTCTAACGGTAAGATGTTTAAACGCCTTAAAAGCAACAACAATTGGGCGAATGGCTGGGTGAGACTGGATAATTTGACTACCCCCATCGGTGCTGACCAAAATCTTGATGAGATAACCACAGACGGCAATTATTATATTGTTGGCTCGTCTAAAGCAACGCTAGCCAAAAATTACCCCGTTGAGAGAGGTGATGGGGCGTTAGAAGTCTTTGGCAACGGGTATTTTCAGCGCTTTACCACGTTTCATTCGCACCAAGTTTTCAACCGTCGTAAAGTCGGCGGCAATTGGACAAATTGGGTAATGAGTGCTGATGATAAGAGTGAGATACGCCAAAAAACCATTGATTACACCAAGGCAGAGGGTTATACCTACAGCGGTTTTTACCGACCAAACGGCGATAAACTTAACAACCTGCCGCTTGCCAGTTTGATGATGCATATCACTCACCCAAACTACACCACCAATGCCCACGCAAGGGGGATTGGATTTAGTTATGGTAGTTGTAACGGCAATCAGGCTTGGGATATATTTACCACGGCATTTGACGCAAATGGCACTTATCTCGGACAAAAACAGATTATGACCGAGTTAGGAGGGATATTTACGGGCAATGTTACTGCACCAAATCTAACAGCAACAGGTCTTATTAATATTGCTGGCAACACCTGGGGGCGCATCCGTGCCATCCTACCCGATGGTGGTTATTGGCAGTGGGAAGTCAATCCTGCCTCAGCAACCGACCCAAGATTTAATTATGTCTATCGCTCTGCAAGTGGCGAGCAACGCTGTTTAGCATTTCCGCAGCTTACTAAAAATGAGGTTGTAGCGTATCGGGGTTGGGTCGACGAGAAAATCCAAAGCATCATTCCTGTCGGCGCGGTCGTGGCATTTCCAAATGCGGTGCAAAATCCGCACGGATTTTTACGCTGTGACGGCTCAACCTTCGGGCAGGAAACTTATCCCGCCCTTTATCAAGCCTTAGGGGTGAACACATTGCCCGACCTGCGTTGCTCTGATGTGGGAATGACGGCGTATTTTGCCACAGATAACATTCCGGCGGGCTGGATTGCCTTTGATGACATTGAAGAGCAGGTGAGTGAACAGGCTTATCCCGAACTGTACCGCCACCTTGTGGCGAAATATGGCAGCCTTTCCGCCGTGCCGAAAGCGAAAGACCGCTTTATTCGTAACGCGGGAGCATTGCTTGCGGTGGGTGAGGTGCAAGAAGACGCCCTTCAAGACCACTTTCACTATATTCCTACCGAAGCAGGGGGCGATTATCAAGCCGAGAAAAATATCACTGTCGTTATTCGCGATAGTGATACCACAGATGTGGAGCCGGGTGCGTTTAAGCCCGCACAAAAAGGCAGGGTGCAGGCAAACAACTCGGCGGTCGCCGGTGGGGCAAGGGCAAAAACCTACCTTGCTTCTACGAAGGATACGACAGAGAAAGATACGCGAACTGCGGAAGAAACTCGCCCGAAATCCCTTGTTCTCAAACTCTGCATTAAAGCACAAAACACGCTCGATGGGGTGCAGTTTTGGATTAAAGCCTTTGGCAATGTGAGCAATGCGGGTGAGCTTGAGGTGAGCCGTTTAGCTCAAGATATGCAACAGGTGAGATTGGAAAAAGCGGACATTTCGCATACGCATACCGCAAGTGAGATAACGGATTTAAAGCTATTGATAAAAGAGTCTATTGCAAGATCAATTTCAAATAAATCCGTCATAGGTGGGTTCAAAGTGATGAAGTACCCCGATGGGACAATGATTCAGACCTATTGTTTTAATCAAAATGATATTGTGGGTACGCGAGAGAAATCCTTTATGTGGCCTGAAGCCTTCATTGATATACCATTAATTTTCGCATCACTAACCACTTCGGTTAATACCTCTCACGATTGCGGTATAAATATTCTAACTAAATCTAACAAATCACAGTGTTTTTATTATGAGTATGAACACGGAACCCTTAATCAAGGAGCTATGCGAATTCAGTTTTTGGCAATCGGTAGATGGAAAACGAGCCGCAGAAGCAGAGAGACTGTACTTGCACCAGAAGTATTAGAGGAACTGGAAAGTTATTTTAGAGAAGCTGGCTTATCAACTTAACATTAAGGGGAATTTATGACGATTTATTTTAAATCAGGCTTTTATCACGGCACAGCACCTGAAGGTGCTATAGAAATTAGCGAAGAAACCTACCGCACTTTATTTGAAGGGCAAAGTGAGGGAAAACAGATTATCTCCGATGAGCGGGGCTATCCCGTTTTGATTGAGCCCCAACCAAGCCCTTATCACAGATTGCAAGGGGGAAAATGGGTGATGGATGAGGAGCAAAAAGCCGCTTGGTTAGCTGCACAACAAGCCGAAGTATGGAAAAAAATTAAAGAAGAACGTTATCGTCGCACGCATAGTGGGGTGTATGTTGCGAGTGTGAATAAATGGTTTCACACCGATGAGGCAAGTCGCCAACAATATACCTTTATGCGGACATTACCCAGTTTTCCTGAAACGCAATGGAAAACAATGGATAACAGTTTTGTATTGATGAATGAGGCATTATTAGACCAGCTAGCATTAACGCTAATGCAACAAGAGCAAGCCAATTTTGACAACGCTGAAAAGCACCGCTTGGCGATGTTGGCGGCGGATAACCCGTTAGATTATGACTACAGCACAGGCTGGCAGGAGGTTTATCATGGATAATCAAGTTTATTTGGCTCTCTATAAAGGCAACCGCAGTGGCAAAGGTTTTGCCGTGCTTAAAGCCAAATTAGGTGATTGGCTCACTCGTAAGCTCACTAAAGGCCAATACTCCCATTGTGAGATTGCTGTTGCTCGGCGTGAGTGGCTGAGTGGTCATCATTATGACCACGAGATTGTTTACGACTGTTACAGTTCATCAATCCGAGATGGTGGGGTGCGTTGCAAGCAGATTGACCTTGATAACGGCAAGTGGGATTTAATTCCGCTTAATGGGATCGATGAGGCTAAAGTTAAGGGATATTTTTGGCAAACTAAAGATAAAAAATACGACTGGTTAGGGGCGTTAGGGATTGTGTTATTTACCCCGCAAGCACGCGACAAATTCTTTTGCAGTGAGTGGTGTGCAAATGCGATTAATGGCGGTGATGAGGGCTGGCGGTTTAGTCCTAATCATTTAGCCGCAATTTTTCGACAAGGAGCAAAATAAAATGAATAAACTAACAAAAGACTATTTAGACAGCTTAGTCGTACATACTCAGTATGTACATCAAGAGTTACTGACCATTTGCACAATCACCCTTAAAAATGGTTTTAAACTGGTTGGCACCAGTGCGTGTGCAGATGAGCAAAGCTATGATGCTAAGATTGGTGAGCAAGTTGCCTATCAAAATGCCTTTGCCAAACTCTGGGAGCTTGAGGGGTATTTACTCAAACAACGCTTGCACGAGCAATCACAAGGCTTTGTAACATTACGCAACGGCAATCAGGCTCAAATTGTCTACACAAGCCCTTTTGGCAAATTACTTGTGGTTGAGCAGACTGGTGATGAGTTGCCAGCAGTACATTGGCATAATGCTGATGGGAGTTACCACAAAGACGCGCAAAATCAGGTTATCCCACACGAGTTAGATATTATTAAGGAGTAATTATGTAACAGACAAAAAAAGGAAGAAAGCGGCGATGTGGTAGGCTCTGACCTCTACCACATCAGCCTAAGCAGACCAACCCTGCATAGACCCAAGACCGCTCTGTCTGACCAGACGGGCGGATTGTAACAAAACCGCGAATAAGGCAAAAGGTTTATGCAAAATAAAATACAAGAAATGCGTTGCAAGTGCTGTAAAAAGCTACTAGCGCGCACAAAAGATAATCAATATTTAGAAATTAAATGTGTGCGTTGTAAAACGTTAAACACATTTAAGCAATCCAAGTAATCAATTCAGAGCGTCAGAGCGCCTGTGAGTGCCAGAACACCATAATTTAAGGATAAATTATGGCAAAAAAGAAAATCATTATATGGGCATTATTTGATAGCGGCAATGGGTGCTATACTCAAGCTGCAAAATCCTTTCGTAATATTAAAATCTATCCAATCGGTATTGATATTGAGCGTAAGAATAGCCATTTCTTACGCTTAAATCTCGCTGATTTCGGTCGTTTGTTTGGAGATAAAGCATTATTTAATAAGCTGGATAAACTGCCCAAACCTGATGTGATATTAGCAAGCCCACCCTGTGAAAGTTTTAGTGTAGCCAGTGCAATGTGGGGTGGTAATGCGTGCTGGAAACAAGAGCAACCCAAAGGATCTCGCTTTGTTATTCGTAATAAGCGAGATTATTATCCCCCTTATTCACCTCGCCTGCACTTTCGCTACGAAAAATCCTTTTTTAATCGGGTTAATGGTGAGCTTTGCATTTATAACACTATTGAGATTATTAAACGTTATCAGCCACAAATTTATGTCATTGAAAACCCTTATGCGAGCAGAATTTGGAGTTATATTGAGCATATTTTAGACTTTGCCATCCCTTATGATAATCCGACTTACTATGGGAATTATGGTTATGTGGCGAAAAAGCCAACCAAGTTTAAAAGTAATATCCCCTTAAAACTCAAGTATCAGCAGTATATTGCTGGTGTGCGGCTGAATAATGTCTGCAAAACCTACAATGAGCGATCGAATATTCCACTAAATTTAGTGCAAGACATTTACCGTCAAATCTTGTCTCATTTGGAGGTGGCGAATGTATAAACAAGCTCCACTGCCTTTTGTCGGACAAAAAAGAATGTTTTTAAACGCCTTTAAACAGGTTTTAAATGACAATATTCCTAATGATGGCACGGGCTGGACGATTATAGATGCTTTTGGCGGGAGTGGACTATTAAGCCACGTGGCTAAGCGTATAAAACCCAAAGCACGAGTAATTTATAATGACTTTGATGGCTATACAGACAGACTAAAGCACATAAACGATACAAATCGTTTACGCGCAGAATTACTTCAAGTTGTTGGTGATATTATACCAAAAAATAGACGATTAGACAATAACAAAAAACAAGAAATCATTAATAAAATCGATAGTTTTAATGGGTTTAAAGACCTCAATACTATCGCTAGCTGGTTACAGTTTGGCGGGCAACAAGTTGGATCTTTTGAGGAGCTATTTAGTAAGACATTTTGGCGCGGAATAAAGCTAACAGATTACCCAAGTGCGGAGGATTATCTTGATGGACTTGAGATAGTCAGCGAGCCGTTTCAGACGCTGCTACCTAAGTTTTCTGATAATCCAAAAGCCTTGTTTGTGCTAGACCCGCCTTATCTCTGCACAAAGCAAAACAGCTATAAAATGGCAAATTATTTTGACTTGATTGATTTTTTACAGCTGATTGACCTAACGCGACCGCCTTATGCGTTTTTTAGCTCTACTAAATCAGAGTTTGTGCGGTTTATTGAGTATATGGTGCAGGCTAAAAAGGATAACTGGCAGACATTTGATAAAGCTGAACGGGTAACAATTAAAGCGGCGTTAAATTATCAGGTGCAATATGAGGATAATCTCGTTTATAAATTCTAA